GAACAAGTATTGACGGCGATAGAGATACTAAAGGAGCGCAATCTTGGCAGATGAAGCCATCAGTTATGATCGCGGCGAGTTGCGCTCTATTATCAAGGCTTTCAAGGCGATGGATGATGAAGCGGTGGAAGCGGCTAAAAGAGAGTCAAGCGCCCTTGCTGAATACGCAGCCAACGAAATCAAGGCTTACTCCATCACACGAACTTTCGGCCGAGCAGCGGTTCAACGAATTGTCGAAGGCGTCAAAATTAGTAAGTCATCTAAGATTGGCGAACTCAGTTACGGCTTCGCATCTCAACGTCTTTCGGGTGGAGGATCAACACAGAAAATCTGGGCAGGTTATGAATTCGGATCTAATCGCTATCCTCAGTTTCCACGGAGAACCCCTCGGTCTGGACGAGGCAATTCGGGCTATTTCATTTACCCAGCCTTACGTAAGATTCAGCCTCAATTAGTAGCAAAATGGGAAGAAGCCTTCTCAAGGATTTTGAAAGAGTGGAATAAATAATGGCCGGAAGTAGAACACTCAAGCTCTCAATTCTTGCGGACGTCGATAACCTAAAAAAGAATTTAGACAGCGGCTCAAAAGAAGTTGAAGGTTTTGGCGGTAAGTTAGAAAAATTCGGCAAAGTAGCCGCTGCCGCTTTCGCTGCCGCCGCAGCTGCCGCCGCCGCTTACGCTGGCAAGTTATTGATTGACGGCGTTGAGTCTGCCATAGCCGATGAAGCCGCACAAAAACGATTGGCCTCAGCCCTTGAAAGCGTTACTGGCGCAACCGATGAACAAATTGCTTCAGTAGAAAAACAAATAACCCAACTTTCACTTGCCAACGGAATTGCAGACGATGAACTTCGTCCAGCTTATCAACGCCTTGCAACTGCAACTGGTGATCTTGAGAAATCTAATAGTCTTCTCAACCTCGCTCTGGATATTTCCGCTGGTACTGGTAAAAGTGTCGAGACTGTCACTAACGCTCTCGCAAAGGCTTATGAAGGCAACGAAGGTGCGCTCACTCGCCTTGGCGTTGGTATCAGCGCGGCTGAGGTAAAGTCCCTTAGTTTTCAAGAGATAACCCAGCAACTTGGCGACACATTTGAAGGGCAAGCAACAGTCAAGGCTGAAACCTTTGCTGGACAAATTGAGCAACTAAGAGTCAGATTTGACGAAGCAAAGGAAAGCGTTGGAACTGCGCTATTGCCACAGCTGACCAAATTTCTCAATTTTTTGGTTGATGATTTGATACCTAAAGTACAAGAATTTGCAAATAAGGCTCTCAAGCCGGTCAGAGAAGCCATTGAAGAAAACAAAGAAGAATTGGAAGCCTTATTCAAATTCGGTAAAGATTTCCTAGTTCCATTCATTAGTAAGACTTTAGTCGTTGCTTTCGAAGGCGCTGGCAAAGCAATCGCGCTTACAGTCAAAATCATTTCTGGCGCGGTCAATACTATCGAGGGTCTCATCAACGGCGTCATCAATGCCATCAATTTGCTTATCAAAGGTTATAACGCACTTCCCGGAACCGATAACCTCAAATTGATTCCTGAAATCGGCGGTAAAACAACTGGCGCATCATCTGGCAGTAACACAGTTCCACCCTCAGCCATTCCCTCAATCAAAGGCAAGGCTATGGGTGGCAACGTTACCGCTAACGTCCCTTATATTGTCGGCGAGCGCGGCCCTGAGTTATTCGTTCCACAAGTCTCTGGCACAATCGTTCCTAATAACAAGACCTCAACTGGAAACGTCACTATAAACGTCTATGCGCCTTCGGCGATGGATGAAGAAGGCTTTACTCGAGCAGTCGTCACAGCTCTCAACAATAGCCAACAAAGGACTGGTAGCGGCGCGAGCCAGTTGATTCAATGACCGCTTGGACACCTAATTACCGAATCCGAATAAACGGATATACAGTCACCGACGCAACCCTTAGCGGTCTATCTATTACCTCGGGCCGTACTGATATTTATTCGCAGCCGGTGGCCGGTTATGCCAACATCACACTTATCGAGACAGCCCAAGCCTCAATCCCTTATGAAATCAATGACCCTATTTCGGTCGAAGTTCAAGACACAAGCGCCAACTGGGTCAGTCTATTCGGCGGCTTCCTGACTGATCTTTCAATTATCGTCCAATCCTCTGGCGTCGTTGCTACGAGTCAGAGAGTCAATATCGTTGCGGTCGGAGCCTTGGCGCGTTTGAGCCGAGCGACATTTACTGGCAACCTACCTCACGAATTTGATGGCACTCGAATTTATAACCTACTCAGCACAGTTTTATTTGATAGTTGGGACGAAGTGCCAGCGGCGACGACTTGGGCTACCTATGATTCTACGACGACTTGGGCCGATGCTGAGAACTCTGGCCTCGGTGAAATTGACCAACCCGGAGACTATGAGCTTCATTCGCAAACTAACCTAAATGACACCATTTACAATATCGCAGCATTTACGGCGACCTCTGGTCTTGGGTATTTATATGAAGATACTCAAGGTCGAATAGGTTACGCAGACTCGACGCATCGAGGCGAATACCTAGCCACTAACGGATACGTCGATTTGGATGGTAACCACGCAATCGGCCCTAATCTCTCTATTCAGAAACGAGCTGGGGACGTCCGCAACAAAATCACCCTCAGTTACGGGGCAAACTCATCTACTGTCTCAGCGACCGATTTAGCTTCCGCAGCACTTTATGGCCAACTAGCCTCCACAGTCAGCACCAGCCTTCGTCACCAAGTTGATGCCGAAACCCAAGCCGCGTTCTATCTATCTATCCGCGCCTATCCTCAGTTCAACCTCAAGCAAATTACCTTTCAGATTGGCAGTTCTGAAATCGACGACGCAGATCGCAATAGCCTTCTCAATGTCTTTATGGGTATGCCTCTGAACATTGCCAATCTTCCGGACAATATGGTCAATGGAGAATTTCAGGGATTTGTCGAGGGATGGACTTGGACGGCTTCCCTTGGTCGCCTTGAACTGACCCTCAATATCTCGCCAATCGCTTACTCGCTTCAAGCCTTCCGTTGGAACTCAGTCCCTGCGGTTGAGACTTGGAATACCATTTCGCCCACATTGGACTGGCTCAACGCTACAATAGTCGCCTAGAAGGAGAACTAATGCCAACAACAACAAACTTTGGCTGGACAACGCCAGCCGATACCGATTTAGTCAAAGATGGTGCATCAGCCATCCGAACACTCGGAAACGGCATAGATACGTCTTTGGTCGATCTCAAGGGTGGAACAACTGGCCAAATCTTATCTAAAGCTAGTAATACCGATATGGATTTTACTTGGACTAACGGCGGAGACATAACAGAGGTTACTGCTGGCGTTGGTATTTCAGGTGGCGGCACTTCTGGCGCAGTCACTATTACCAATTCAATGGCGACGGCTATTGATGCCAAAGGTGATTTAGTTGCAGGAACTGGCGCAGATACATTTTCGCGCCTTGCTGTCGGAGCCAATGACACAGTTCTTACAGCCGATTCAACGACAGCGACAGGGTTGAAATGGGCGACACCATCAAGCGCGGCGACGTTGTCTCAAATAACAAGCGGTACATTTAGCGGATCTTCGCTAACGTTTAGCGGACTCACCCTTGACACTTATATTTTTATGAGTCGTTCGACAACTTTTGACATTAGCGCCGCCGCAAATATGCTAATGAAATTCAATTCTATTGCGACGGGCTACCGATATTCCCAAAATTACACAGATGGAACAAACGCAGAGCCAAACAGATTATATGCTTCAAACGAGGCGGCTTGGCAAACAGTTTTGGCAATGAATAACGGCGCAGGTGTGGGTTTATTTTATTTTGAAATTCAAAATTGCAAAGCCACAGGTTATACACGTTATGGCTGGGATTTGAGTTATAGACGTTCCGGAAATACTACTAGAATCCGCGATTGGGGTTGGGGCGTTGTTGAAAGTAATGCTCAAATAACGTCAATAACTTTTGAGTTATCAACTGGCACTTGGTCAAATGGTTCCTACTCACTTTACGGAGCATAAAAATGGATAAAATTATAATCAATACCGAAACTCTTGAAGTAACGACAGAAGAATTCACAGTTGAAGAAATTGCATTGCGTCAAAAAGAAGCTGAAAGAATTCAAAAGGAAATAGAAGCGTCCGAAAAAATAAAGGCCGAAGCGGCAGCAAAGCGTCAAGTATTGCTAGACAAATTAGGCATCACCGAAGAAGAAGCGAAGTTACTTCTTGGCTAAGTTATGCAAGGCTGGCATCCAGTTACGCGAACAGATTGACGACGATTATCCTGATCGCGACCGCCGCTCTGATGGTTGGATTGCTGATGCGCGTCATTTGGCGAAAGGTAATTCAGACCATATACCGGTCGATGGAATAGTTCGGGCATTAGATATTGACTCCGACTTATCGGCTCATAAGGAAGAAGCCTACGCAATAGTTGAGAAGATTCGTCAATGCGCCAAGCGAGGCGACAAGCGAATCAAATACATTATTTTTGATGGCAAGATTATGAGCTCTACTTTGAATTGGAAGCGCAGAAAATACAGAGGCGCAAACCCTCACAAGTCGCATTTCCATATCAGCTTCACAACTCTGGGAGACAATGACGGCAAATGGTTCGACCTAGAAGGAGATAGAAATGAAAGAACTGAAACTAATGGCGGGAAGTTGGGCGAAGACATTCGTAGCGGCGGCCCTAGCGACTTACCTAGCAGTCGGCCTCGATGTAAATGCGATTGCCAATGCCGCTCTAGCGTCAGTCTTGCCTAGCATTATCAACTGGCTCAACCCTTCTTACGAGCGTTACGGCAAAGTCCGGTAATGGCCGCCTCTGAGTTCGCGGCGACTGTCGCCTCCGTTCTCGGATCTATTGGCCTACTTATCGCCGGACTGAGATACATAATCAAATTAGAGAATCTGCCCATTGTGTCGCGCCTCGATAAAATGGAGTCTCAGCTAGAATTGGCACTCTCGGCGAAAGTGAGCAGAAATGGCACAGGCAAAAAAGCGCGCTAAGAAGCCAGTCAAGAAGGTGGCAAAACGTCGCAAAACGACGAAAGATGTCCCACTTACTCGTCTGGACTTTTGGGCTATTGCTTGCAACGAGGTTTATATGGCTTGTCGTCGAGCTGGTATGGATGAAGGAACGGCTTTGGCTTTTGCGATGGATCGTAGCTCGTATCCTGAATGGATAGTGGATAACGGAAACCCAATGTTCAAGCCTTGGGACGAAGACGAGGACGAAGACTAATTTACCTTCGCGAGGTCGAACTATTCGAAGCACTCAAGGCCATCTATCCGGACTTGACGCCACTATCGGCGACCGACCGAGCTGACGGCATTACCAGCGACTCCTATATTGAAATGAAGTGCCGCCGCACCCATTACGACACTCTGATAATTGAGAAGAAGAAGTGGGATTACTTGGCCGATATAAGGGCTAGAACGGGCGCTAGGACGCTTTATATCAACGCGACGCCTAAAGGTGTCTATCAGTTCGACTTAGGGGCTCTGGAGGCTCCTGAGTGGCATTGGAAAGCCCTACCAGACAAGACCGACTTTGCCAATGCTGGAAAGGTTCATAAGCTCTGCGCCTTCCTGCCAATCCGACTCGCCGAGCTCCTACTTGTCTAAATCCATTTAGGTAATTACATTTATCCCACTAAATCCATTTAGAGGATTTGGAAGGGAGAATAAGTGATAAATAAACCGGAAGTAATTCGATTTGATTCTACTTCGGGAGCTTGGTCAGATGGTAAGAATTACGTCAAGGGCCAGATTATCCGCAGATATGCAATCGAATCGCTAGGTCGCCAATCAACAAGAGGACGATTGAGTAGAGAAGAAATCTCAGCCTATTGGTTAGACCGATTCGGGGTGAGTGCGGATGTCGAATGACTTCACACCGGAGCAAATCGTTAGCATCCTCTTGGCACTATCAACCGGATTCTGGCT